ATTTTATCAATACTTGCCAAAAATGTATGTCCGCATAAACAGTCAAAATACACTTTATTTTTACTAAACTTTGAATATTTATCGGGTTTATCATTATTTTGTAATGACCAGTAAATAGCCTTTGGATTATCTTTAAACGACATAATAATATAATTAAATAATCATATAATTAATAAATCAATTTTTTTATTAGAGGTTAAAAAATAGCCTAAACCATTTTTTACTCATAAACCACTTCAGTTACCTTACCAATCATGATTGGTTGATTAGACTCAAGTAGAGCAATACGACCAAGACCTTCACATTTTGCAAATGGTTCAAGTGTGATTGGTTGAAGTGGCTCAAACACAACTTCAGCCATTTCATTTTCCTTGAGACAAACAGGGTCATTCACTTTTTGTCCTCCAGTTTCTTTACCAACTTTCCAGTTAATTTTGGCAAGTCTCATGGCTGATTTAGAAGTTCTAACCATTCCAAGTGGAGAGTATCCTACTTTTAGTTCTCCAGGATGATCAAGAATTTGAACTTGGGCAGTGAATTGTTTGGTTCTACCAACAGAAGTATCTTTCTTGAGAACCATAACATCACCAGCTTGTGGCATGTTATCCTTATTCAAATTTTTTACGTTAAAACCTAGATTGTCCCCTGGTTCACATAGTTCTTTACGTTTGTGATGGGCTTCCATAGAAAAGATTTTACCAACACATGGAGTAGTTTTGGTATGAGTTGGCAGAAACATCACTTCATCACCGTTCTTGAAAGTACCACTTTCACATCTTCCAGTCAAAACATCACCAACACCCTTGATGTTATAAACACCAGAAATTGGGCATCGTGCAGGTTTGTCAACTGGACGAGGAGGAAGTTCAACAAATTCATTAAGACAATCCTTAATAGTGTTAACATGAACAGTTCGTCCATTTACTTCAACATCAACACCATTCCACCATGGCATATTCTCTGATTTCTTCAAAAGATTGTCACCATTGTAACCAGAAAGAGGGATGATAGGAATTTGTTTCTCAACTTGATCCTTCTTCCATCCAGTTCGAAGCAAAACATTTCTCATTTCTGCAGCAACTTCTTTAAAACGTTCTTCGTCATAAGGTTTGTAACTACCGGTATTTGTATCCATTTTATTAACTCCAATAATTAATTGACGGATGCCCAACAAGCATAATAATCTTGAGTGGACCCTTGTCTGGCCTTGAACTTCTCCCTCCTTTGGATTTCCCTTTGCCAGAGCAGTAACAAAGTTACCATCAGCAGGGACCATAAGTAGAGCCACATCAGCTTGTGAACTACCAGTGATCATATTCTTGACATAATCCCTGTGTCCAGGAGCATCCACAATTGAATAATGATACTTATCAGTGAAGAATTCCTTAGTAGTGCATTGAATAGTAACACCTCTAGCTTGTTCTTCTTTGGTTGTGTCCATATAAAAGGCAAACTCAAATGATTGTTTGCCAAGTTCCTTAGCCTTTTGTCTAAGTTTTTCCATCTCACGTTCTGGGATACCTCCGAGCTCGTAGATGAGCCTGCCAGTTGTAGTCGATTTACCCGAATCTACATGCCCGGCGATAACGATAGAAACGTGTTGTTTACCAGATTGTTCACTCATAATATTTTACTATATATATGAAAATTGTTTTCAAACATTATATACTTCAATTTTTTTATAAATGATGTATATAATGATATATTATAGTTGCATTAGTAATTAATTCACTAAATATTATATCAACGTAGACTATATACATATTTGATTTAGCTTTTTGAAATTAATATATTTTTCAAATAATATATCATGATAGAATTAAATTATCACAAACCTAATTATAAAACTAAATAAATTAATATTAATAACCTTAAATAATCACATTTAAAAAATATTATTTAACGAACTCCAATTAAATTTTCCAATAATATTGCTTCATCTTTATCTAATATTATTGAAACACAATCATTAAAGTCTGTTTTTTCAATACTAAATTTTTGACAACATGAATTTTTTGATGACGTTCTATTATTTATTTTTTTTATATCTTGTAGAACTGGTATTTTATTTAATTCTTTGCCACTAATATTAATTCTGTAATGAGTGTATGATTTTCCTTTTAATATTTTTGTTAAAACCTTAATATTTCCATAAAATCCTAAACTGTCAACTAAAAATTTAATTTGTTTCACTAAATCAATATTTTTATTTGTGTATCTATACATGCCTTTATCAACCTCTGATTTTCCATCAAGTATTCCAGCTAATAATTCTAATCTATTTTTATTGCTATTGAATAAATAATGATCTGGAATATGTCTATTATTAAATAAATTATATTTATTCAAAAAATCATTGAATACATTTTTTTTTTCCAAGGCACCAACATAATATCTTTGTGAATCTCCTTTCATTAATTTTAATTTTTGACCAATATTTTTAAAATATGTTTTAACATATTCACATACAATTTCACTAGTAAATTTAATTGAAGCACTATCTATTTGACCACATGTCAACCATATTCCCAATATATATGGGGAAAATTCAACTTTATTTTCTTTAAAATCGATTGATTGTATTGAACACAACATTTTTTTTTTATCTTTGTCATTTAGTTTTAAATAATCATTGATTGTTATGTACTTATTTGAATTTATTAATATATTTCCATTTTCGGGAAGGAAAAAAGAATCTCCTTTCTGTAATTTAATTTCATATAAATCATTTTTTGTGTTTATTACATTAGAAATCTTTATTGGAGATAATTTAATACTCATAATTTCATCTCCGTTTTTTAACTCATTTGTATATTTAAGTTGACCATTGTACATTATGACTTTGGATGAATTAGATAATATAATTTTTTTGGACATTTTATATAACAATATATTATATCATCAACATTTTTATAAATCAATTTTTATAACACAGTAAAATCTTTTGACAATACCTTACCTGTTACATTTAAAATATAACAGGTATTGTTATTTAAACTATTTATTCTATTAATACTATGATTAATTGCATTTTTTTTAGTTTTTCTATCTTTTATTTCTTTTCTTGATAAAATACATGGAACATCACACAAATTATTTCCACTTATTAACAATCTGTGATATCCTTTTTTTTCTTTCATAGTTTGACTTTTTTTCATTGTCACATTGTTTGTAACATGAAAACCCAATGATCTACATAAAAATTCTACTTGATCAGCCAAAATTGTACTTTTGTTAACAAATTCATAATATCCTTCATTATTATAACCATCTGAATCTATTAATCCTGCTAATATACCTAATCGTGTTTCTCTTGACCCATATAAAAAATTATCTGGAATATGTTTATTATTTATAATATTATTATTTTTTAAAAAATTTAAATAAAAGTTACTTCCCTTAATAAATTCATTAATACCAGTTGTAACACTAAAACAATATTTTGTATTTCCTTTCTTTTTCACAATCAATCCTTTTGATTCAAAAAATTTCTTATATTTCTCTACAACTTCAGGATCTGCAGTTGTCATATCTGTTGATGCTGAAGTACCATCACCTAAATGATAACCCAATATCCATGGATCAATTTCACTTTTTGTTTTTTGATCAAAATCTATTCCAACATGATGTAATAAAAAATAATTCTTTATATTTTTATCAATATTCATATAGTATTTTAAAGTTAATTCATAAACATTATTTTTCTTTACTACATATTTATTAGAAAGCTCTAATTCAAGATATTTTTTTGCTTCTTTCTCATATGATTCTTTCTCTTTATCATCAACTATTGTAAATATTTTATCACAAATACTAAATTGGCACAATAATCTAACTATATAAATTTGTTTTCCACTTTTGTCTTTATCAACAAAAATATTATTAAAATTTGTTATTTTATAAACATTGTTATTTTGTTTCTCCAAATTAAATATATCATTTAATTTTTTTTCTCTCGTTGAATTTTTTATTTTATCATAAAAATATTTTATTTTTTCGTCAGGAATATTTATAGTGTCATTATTTTTAACAATATTACTCATTTTAATTTGTTCATTATAATATTCATTTGCTTTATCTTTATCTTTAAAACTTTTTTCAAAAACATCGTATTCATAAAAAATACGAGCTATATATCTATTATTTCTTGATTTTTCTTCTTTGAATGCAATATAGTTCATATTTGTGGTTTTAAAAGTTAATGTATTATTATCTGACATATAAATATTATCTCCTTTAGTTGGTATTATTTCATATAAATTTGTCGCTAATTGACAAATATTATTGACAGTCACTGGTTTACTATCATAACCCATTATTTTATCTCCTTTTTTAATATCTTTAACTTTTTTATATCTACAATCAAACATTAATAATTCCATTTTTTTTCCATTATAAATTTTGAGTGATCAAATACTCATTAAATCAATTTTTATTTTAAATTCAATAAATAATTCAATAATTTTTTATTTTTATTAATTGTTGCCCATTTTATGGCATCATTTGAAAAAACAAAACCTAATTTTATCAAAAATTTAACCATTTTGTATTGTCCAAATTTACAAGAAACATCAATATAATATGTCGACATTTCATACATTTCATTTGTGTGAAAATATTTCATCAAATTATAATTTTCATTATTGTAAGATAATTCAAAAGCTTTATTTGATGATACTCCTTTTTTAACCATAGTTTTTACCATATTTTTATCATTAATTTTCACAAAAAAATTTAAAATTTTTGGATCGTTTTTAAAATTATTTTGTTTAACCAAATATTTATACAATGTTTGATTATGTTCATATGATAATTTCAATGATTTTAAAGTGATCGGATATCCAATATCACACAAATATTTAATCATTTCATAATTATTATTATCACATGCACAATCAATAATATAATCTTCACCAATTTTTTCATTTGTATGTAAATATTTTACTATATCAATATAATTACATCTAACAGCATGATTTAATATATTAACATAACCATTTTCATTAATTAATTTATTTTCAAACATATCATAAATGTTACTATTTTTATCATGAGATCCATCCAAATTATTTTCAACCAAAATCTTAACTAATTCCAAATTTCCCTCACTACATGCTTCTTCCATTCCAATATTTGTCTTCATATCACAATTTTCATTTTCTAAAGTGCCAAAATATTTCAAAATATCATATTGTTTGTACATACAAGCATAACATGTATCATCATAGTCATATAATATGTTAGATTTATTCTTTATTTTTAAAGATTCTAAATAACCATTTCTAATCAATGATTTCGTATCATAATCAACAAAAATATTAATTTCTAAATCTAATAATGATAATCCAAATATTTCATAAAAATTAATAATTTTTTCGTAGGATAATAACCTAAATATTTGCAATAAAATATCAATATTCATTTCTTTAATTTTCATTTTAAATAAATTGAAGCACTGAAAGTTAAAAATTCAAATTTTTAAGCACAATAACATAATGTAATTAAATTTATGATAAAAATTATATTATGCATCAAATTTTTATTGTATTTATTTTATAAACAAAAATCATCTATAACACAACTTATAAAATAAATCACAATTTAAAAGGACCGAATGTAAAACCATATTTTCTATAAATTTCCAACAAATCCTTTTTTGGAAACGAATATAGAAAATTTGTTTTATTTCTTTTTCTCAATTCAATTAAATATTTTACGTTCACTTTTCTCATACAGTGTCTTATTAATTTGTCTGTTGGAACAAAACATATTATACTTTCATCAATTGAGTCATCAGATCCCATGTAATTTAATACATAATAATGTTTGAATATTTTCAAATAACAATGTGACAATTTCATAAATGTTAAATATTTAATAACTGTATTTTTTTTATATGCATGACAAATATAAGGAATGTCATAAAGATAGATTTTTTTTTTGTCCATTTTAACTATGTGATCTCCAATATCCTCTCCAAATTTGTGTTTTAATAAAATTTTTTGTGTAACATTTAATGGTCTTTCTAATGGATCCAATACAATGTTCAATTTTTGAAATATTTTTTCCACTACAGAAATATGTTTTGTTGAAGGTCTAATTATTCTTTCCAACCATATATCAGAACTTGTAAAGTACCAATAATTATCTATGACATAATGAAGCTCATTCTCGTCATCACGTTTAAAAACTAACCATAAATCCATAATATCTTTATATGTATCATTTGTTGGTTCAATAATTTTAAATGGAACTTTGGATTCAATATATTCAACAAGTTTATAATCTTCAAAAGATTTAGCATTTTCTAAAAAATCAGAATGCAACGCATACTTGACAACATATCTGTCATACATT